CAAATGCAAGAAAAGCGATCATAAGAAACCGCCAGATGAAAAGAAAGAGCGGTAGGCAGATATGATTGATCCATGCAAAGCCTGTGCAGAGATAATCTGCATGGGCATTTGTGTCGATCGGGCGCAATACAAACAAGAGTACCAGGAGATGGCGGATCGGATAAGGCAGCAGATAATAAATCGTAACAGGAGGGGAGAACGTGGACAAGAACGTACTGATCCAATACACAGACATGATTGAAGAAGTAAAAGATATAAGAAAAAGAATCTTGCAAACAGAGAAGCAGATCAGCAGGATTGAGGAAGAAGGAACTGTAAAAGACACAGTGAGCGGTGGTATGGGTGGAATACAGCACTTTGTTGTTGAGGGTATGCCAGTACCAGAACTTAGCAGAAAGAAACTGCTGCTCAATAAACGAAAAGCTATGTTGATTGAAAAAGAGAATGAACTTCTGGAACTCATGAATCAAGCGGAAGAATATATAAATAGCATTGAGAAGAGCGAACTAAGAATGATGTTTAGATTTTATTACATTGATGGCATGACGTGGCTGCAGGTAGCACATAAGATGAATCAGTTACACCCTAAAAGGCGAGTAGCTTATACAGAAGACAGCTGCAGAATGAGAAATACAAGATTTTTTCAAGAAAATTAGAAAATGTTCGGTCACGTTCGCAAAAAATAGGCTAATATATAGGCTAGAGCGATTAGATGAAGCGATACTTCATAAATGTTCCTTTTTCTTGCTAATAAAAATACGTACAAAATACGCATAAAATTATTGACTTATACGCATTTTGTACGTATAATGAACATATAAATTAAAAAAAGGAGAGTTTTTCATGAAGAGAAGAGATTTGATTAAACTCCTTGAAAAAAATGGATGGTATTTAAAACGGAATGGTGGGAACCATGATCTATATACAGATGGTAACAGAATTGAGCCAATTCCAAGACATCCAGAGATTAAGGAGCGATTAGCTAAATCTATTATCAAGAAACTGGGGCTTTAAGCCCCAGACTTGGTGGATTCATGAAAAACAAAAATGAAAAAAGGATCAAACGGCAAGATTTTAGGAGGAACGGAAACATGGCAAAGAAAGTAGCGTATCCGGTTATTTTAAAACCGGATCAAGAAGGGTATTATGTAGAAATCCCTGATTTTGATATCGCTACAGAAGGCGATACAATAGCAGAGGCTATGGAAATGGCCAGAGATGCTATTGGATTGATGGGGATTGATATGGAAGATGAGAAAAAAAGTCTTCCAGAACCAAATTCAAAAGCTCAAAATGTAGAAGCAGGAGACACAGTAACACTTGTAGATGTAGACTTTACAGAGTACAGAAAGAGAGTGGATAATAAAGCAGTTAAGAAAAACTGTACAATTCCATATTGGATGAGTGTAGAAGCCGATAAAGCGGGAATTAATTATTCACGAGTATTACAAGATGCAATTTCTAATATATTAGGAGTTGCGCGTACAACAAAAGGTTAATCAAATCTCAAAATATATTGAATTAAGCACCTTCGGGTGCTTTTTTCGTGCATAAATTTAAGGACCTCTAGCTCAGCAGGTCAGAGCAGTCGGCTCATAACCGATCGGTCCAGGGTTCGAGTCCCTGGTGGTCCATTTGAAATATAGGAGGGAAAACATATGATCAGATTACAAGCAGAAGATTACTGCCAGAACTGTGAAGAGCTCAAACCAGAAACACAGGTTATGAGCAGAGGATATGTAGGGACTGGTTGTAAAGTGGATACAACAATTCGATGCAGTGATGCTCAGAAATGTGAAAGACTATGCGAGTACCTGAAGAAGGAGGGCGGTAATGTGTGAATGAAGAAAAAAACTACATATTGGCAGAATCCGATTACGTGGCCGGAATGAAGTATAAAGACATTGCTGCCAAGTATGGAGTCTCGATGAATACTGTGAAATCGTGGAAGAAACGATACGCATGGTCGAGGAACAAAAAGACAGGATGCATCCAAAAGGGGTGCACACAAAATAAAAAGGGTGCACACAAAAAAGAAGCCGTTGCAGAGGATGTAAGTCAAGTTGTAATTAACGATGAACTTACCGATCAGCAGCAGCTTTTTTGTTTGTATCAATCCAGGATGTTTAATTATACGAAAGCTTACATGAAAGCTTATCCAGGATGTACTTATGCATCTGCTGCCGTATTGGGGAGCAGGCTCATGAAGAATCCAGCAATAAGAAAAGAGATTGAACAGCTAAAGCAGAATCACATGAACAGAGAGATGCTAAAACAAGAAGATATCTTTCAAAAGTACATGGATATTGCGTTTGCAGATGTGACAGATTATGTATCGTTTGGGCGAGAAAATATTCAAGTTATAGGTGCTTTTGGTCCAGTAATGGTAGAAAACAAAGAAACTGGAGAAAAAGAAGTCCTCGAAAAAGAAGTCAATACTGTGAAATTTAAACAATCTGAAGATGTTGATGGAACGTTGATCACGGAAGTGAAGCAAGGAAAAGACGGAGCGAGTATTAAGCTGGTTGATAAGATGAAAGCTTTACAATGGCTTGCAGATCATATGGATATTGCTACAGTTGAACAGAAAGCTAAGATTGAGCAGATCAGAGCTAAGACAGAACAAATCAGACACAGTGAAACTGATACAGGAGAAGATGCAGTTCAATCTTGGATGGATGCTGTAAAAAAAGCGAGGGAATCAGATGGATGATAGAGTATTACATGATTTCCTTGTAGAGAGTATTCCTTTATGGCAGCAGAATCCAGTTCAATTTTTTGAAGAAGTTCTTTTTTTTTATCCAGATGAATGGCAAAAAGAAGCAGCATTTGCTTTAAGAGATAATTCAAAAGTAACGATAAAATCCGGACAGGGTGTTGGAAAAACAGGATTTGAAGCCGCAACATTGTTATGGTTTTTAAGCTGTTTTGAGAATGCAAGAGTTGTTGCAACAGCCCCAACACTGCACCAGTTGAACGATGTTCTATGGGCAGAGGTTTCAAAGTGGCAAAGTAAATCTCCGTTATTGAAGGAGATACTACAGTGGACCAAAACAAAAATATCTATGATTGGCAGCAAAGAACGTTGGTATGCAGTAGCAAGAACAGCAACCACTCCAGAAAATATGCAAGGATTCCATGAGGATAATATGCTATTTATCGTTGATGAAGCTTCTGGTGTTGCAGATCCGATCATGGAAGCAATCTTAGGTACTCTGACAGGATCAAATAATAAATTGCTACTTTGTGGAAACCCGACAAAAGCAAGCGGTACATTTTACGACAGCCATACATCGGATCGTAAATTATATTATTGCATCACTGTAAACTCCGCAGAGTCTAAAAGAACTAATAAGGACAACATTGATTCTCTGATCAGGAAATATGGAGAAGAAAGTAATGTTGTCAGAGTCAGAGTAAAAGGATTGTTTCCCAAACAGGATGATGATGTTTATATGCCCTTGGAAATGTTGGAAGCATCGATCATCTTGGAAGAGATACCACCAGCTGATATTTGCACTTTAGGAGTCGATGTGGCCCGCTTTGGTGACGATGACACAGTGATCGCAAGAAATATGAATAACAAGATCACACTAGAAAAGATTAGGCATGGTCAAGATCTAATGAAAACTGTAGGAGATGTTGTTGTAGAGTGTAGGAATATCAAGGAAAAGTTTAAATATAAAAAAACAATATATGTGATCATAGATGATACTGGTCTTGGTGGAGGAGTAACAGATCGTTTGAATGAATTAAAATCGGAAGGAAAGCTATCTGGTGTAGTTATCGTTCCGGTTAATTTTTCTGCTGCCGTTCCAGACAAGAAAGCAGCAGAAAAATATCATGATATCACATCTTATGCATGGTCCATATTAAGAGATATGTTAGAAGAAAAAGAAGCAGTATTACCAAATGATACAGAGCTTATCGCACAATTAAGTGCGAGAAAATATGATCTTAGTTCATCAGGGAAGATACGGCTAGAATCGAAAAAAGCAATGAAAGAACGCATCGGAGAGTCTCCGGACCGGGCAGATGCTGTTGTTTTATCTTGCTACAGAAACAAAATTAAACCAATCAGTGTTCCAGGAAGTGATGTTGGAACAAAAGATAGTTACTGGAGGTGAAATAGCATTGTATGATGAAATAGGTCGCATCGGTCAAAATCGGTGGGGCGGTAGCTTTTACGAAGAATTTCTCCCAGAGTTGAGAGGACAACGAGGAGTAAAGGTATATACGGAAATGGAGTCTAACGATGATGTAATCGGAGCGATCATATTTGCGTTGGATACATTGCTTAGACAGGCACAGTTTTCCGTAGAGCCACAGGGAGACGATCAAAAGGATATAGAGGCAGCGGAGTTCGTTGAGTCTTGCATGGATGATATGCAGAGCACATGGACTGACACAGTATCGGAAATATTATCATTCCTTACATATGGTTGGTCATATCATGAGATCGTATATAAGAGGAGATCAGGGCGAACAGGAAACCCTAAGACGAACAGCAAATATGACGATGGTTTGATTGGATGGAGAAAGCTTCCTATCCGATCACAGGATTCGTTGTATCAATGGGAGTATGACGATGAAGACAACCTAATTGGCATGACGCAGATGCCGCCGCCAAACTTTGGACTTTATACGATTCCGCTGGAAAAGGCAATCCATTTCAGAACCCGATCCAGAAAAGGAAATCCAGAAGGAAGGAGTATCCTGAGAAATGCTTATCGTTCCTGGTACTTTAAAAAAGGGATTCAGGAATTTGAAGGGATCGGGATTGAAAGAGATCTCGCTGGTATACCGATGGTCACGCCACCAGAAGGTGTTGACTTGTATAATCCAGATGATCCCGAAGGCTCAAGAATGTTAACCTGGGCTTATAGTTTGGTAAAGAATGTCCGACAAGACAAAAGTGCTGGAATCGTGTTACCACCGGGATTTAAGTTCGAGCTTGTTTCCACAGGTGGAAGCAGACAAATTGATACGAACGAGATTATAAATCGTTATGATAGCCGCATAGCAATGACAACGCTTGCGGATTTTATTCTGTTGGGGCATGAACACACTGGATCATTTGCATTGTCCGATGATAAGACAGAGTTATTTGCTATAGCTATTGGATCATACCTTGACATTATCTGTGAAGCGTTTAATAACCAAGCGATCCCAAGATTGATTGATCTAAACGGAGAACATTTCAAGGGGATCACAGACTACCCGAAGATGGTTCACGGAGATATTGAAAAGATCGACATGAACAAATTAGCACAGTACATCCAGACGATGGTTGGCACTGGTGTATTGATCCCAGACGACGAATTGGAAACATATGTTCGAGAAGCCGCTAATTTGCCACCAAAGGTATCTGAGGATGAAAGGTTCATTGATCCTGATAGAGAAGATCAGCAGACAAATGATCTTGGATCACAGGGAAATAATGTACACCCAGAGGACAATCAGGACGTTGCCGAAGATGATGGAAAGGTACAGGAAGCCAAGAAACGATTAGGAAGGAGCTGATTATATGTTCCTATTCCGAAAGGTTAAGAAGCGTGGATCGATGAAGCCAAATGATGTGAAAGAAGCATTAGAGAGGTTTCTTAATAGCAGCAGTCCAGAATTAACACGCTTGCTGGTCAGGTATTGGAAGGATCAGCAGACGGTTTTTACATTTAAAGAGATCAGAGAAGCTATTCAGGCTGGTGTGATCTCCAAGAAATCTGTAGAAGAATGGCAACAGGATTATTCAAAACTGGTTCATGATAAGATTGCACCAGAGATGGTTAAAGCAATGAAAGCTGGTGCTAAAAATCAAAACCAGCACAAAGGAATAGACATTGGATATAAATTTGATGCAGATCATTGGGCGGTATCTGATTGGTTGGAAAATCACACAGCTGAGCTTGTAACGAATTGTACAAGAGTACAGAAAGATGCAATTCAGTCAATGATCGATATCGGAATAAGAAAACATATGGGAACAGATGAGCTTGCAAGGTTTATCCGTCCCTGTATTGGTTTAACAAAGCCACAGACTCAGGCAGCTATGAAGTATTATGAGACGATCAAGGCAGAGTTGGAGAAGAAACACCCAAGAACAAAGCCAGAAAAGATTGAACAGATGGCAAGAGACAAGCAGATGAAGTATGCAGAACGTCAGCTCAGAGAAAGAGCAAAGACGATCGCACAGACCGAAAGAGCATTTGCCTATGAGTATGGCAGATACCAGCATACAAAGAATCTTGTCGATCAGGGTATATTACCACCACAGGACAAAAAATGGTCCGCAACGGACAGTGAGAATACATGCAGCACATGTAGAGAACTGAACGGCAAAGTTGTTGGAATGGACGAAGAATTTGCCCCAGGTAAGCTACTTCCTCCGCTTCATCCGAGGTGTAAATGCTGTGTGATGTATGTCAATTCAAAATCCATGGCAGCAAAGTATGAAACAGAAGAAGATGAACTGAGAGAGTACAGCACAGAGGAAATAGAAACCCATGCTAATAAAATGTCAGAGATTGCAGACAAACATCTTGATCTTGAAAGCTCATGGAGTGGAAAGGTCGTAGTTGATGATGATTCTGGTGTTTATGGTATCCAGTGGAACGGAGATATTATAACCAGACATGAAACAGCCCCACATATTTTGTTACATGAACAGTTACACGCTAGATCAGTTACAAAATATGATCGTAAAATGTATAAACAGTATGAGAACATGGAAGAGGGTTCGGTACAGTTTGCAGCACAGGAGATTAGCAAGAAAGAGAATATACAAATTCTTGAATCACAGTACGATCATATGACAGAAGCTTTAAGAAATATAAATAAAGTTGCTGGGTTATTTAAAAATGATTATGATTTTGCAATGAAGCTTATTTCTGTTCCGTTACCAGATAGGTATGACTGGCTGAATAATATGATCTATGATAAAATGATGTTATCAGGAAATATTGAAGATTATCAGAAGGTATCGCACTGGATGGAGGCTTTAGAAAATGGAAAAACATCTTGAATTAAAAGAAAGATTCGATCAGCTAATGAAACAAGATATGGATGTATCAGAACACGAACAAGAATGGTTTGAATTACTGGACGACATGCATGAATGGTTAAAGGATAAGACAATTCCGAGAAATATTCGTAGGCAGTTTGAACCTTTAGGGATGTTAGAAGTAACTATGAAAATCTGTGACGGAATCCATTATGCAAATGGAACTGGACGATATGCAAAGAAAGAAGAATGATGAAGTACAAAGCAATAGAGCAGACAGTTCAGGCAGTGCAGATCACACCTGATATTGAGATGATCGCCCCTGACTGGTTTACAAAGAAAATGAATACCGAAGAAATTATGATAGATCGTGTACAGAAAGACGGAGCAATAGCCGTTATAGGATGCACGGTCTATTTTAATGCACGGAGATATAAAGGCGGCAGACTTGTTGCAAGAATAGGAGACTACGTTGTAAAAGATTCAGTCGGTCGATTAAATGTAGTTCGTAAGAATGACTTTGATCGGCTGTATAAGAAGGAGGAAGCATGAGATATTTTAACGATTATATACGATCCCCAGCACAGACACAGGACAGTATACGAAAGTCCTTGAATCGAGTAGATATTACTAAGAAGGACGAAGAAAAGCAGTACGTCTTTGGATGGGCCAAGATTGCAGTCGATGAGAATGGAAATCAGCTGATTGACCGCCAGAACGATTTAATTGATCCGGAAGAACTAGAACAGACAGCATATACCTATGTAGAGTTTTATCGTGAAGCCGGAGAGATGCACGAGCGAGGCGGTGCAGGCGTTTTAATCGAGAGTATTATATTCACTAAGGAAAAGATGAAAACTCTCGGTATAGAGGAAGGTACGTTGCCTGAAGGCTGGTGGGTTGGTTTCCATATCACAGACGATGAGGTCTGGGCAAAGATTAAGGACGGAACTTATACGATGTTCAGTATCGAGGGCAAAGCGAAACGTATTGAAGTCGAGGAGGAAGAATAATGGATAAATACATCGGTGCTAAGTTGATTCAGGCAGAACCAGAGAGAAACCCAGTTACAAAGGAGATCACAGGGTATAAGGTTGTATACCCAGATGGGTACGAATCATGGTCTCCGAAAGATGTTTTTGAAAAAGCATATATGAAAGTGGATGATAATAAAAATCTTCCATCTGGAGTAAGTATCGGACCAGAAATGGTCGATGATTTTATTGCATCTACGGAGACAATCACGATGGGAGAGACAACAACAGTTGTTCGTTGTGTGCTTCGAAATGGTTTTGATATCGTGGAATCATCTTCGTGTGTTGATCCAAAGAATTACGATGAAAAGATCGGCAAAGATATTTGCATGGGAAGTATCAAAAACAAGATCTGGGAACTGTTAGGATTTTTGCTGCAACAGGCGTGGCAAGGAATTAACTAGGAGATGATCGCATTCTTAAGATTAAGAAATCACACCGACAGGATGAATGGATCGTGTACAACCCTGATTGCTTTGAATTGCACCATACGCACTGTAGGAATAAAAGAGTTGCGATCGCAATCAAGAAGAACGTGGAACGTAGAAGAGTTCCAACATCCAGAAATCTAAGAACCTTGGAAAGTCACATAAGACTGACAGGGAACAAGAACTATAAAAGAAAGATTCAGAATATCATTGAAGAAGTGAAATCTGAAATGAGAAACTGAAATTTATTCTAAAATTAAGTGAAATCTGAAATGAAAATAGACCATTTTGTAAAAAATGCAAATTGGTCTATTTTTATGTTTGAAATTGCACTTTGCGTTTTTGAAATTGTACTTTACGTTTTTGAAATTGTACTTTACGTTTTTGAAACGCAATAAAACGCATTAGAAAATGCAATTTTCGTGTTCAAAACTCGAAAAAGTGTCGTTAGAAAGGAGGAAACATGAAAACAAAAGGAAAGACAAAGCTGGAAGATCTGGAAGTAAAAAAGATCGATGCAGTAGACATCGGAGCAGATCAGAAAGCAAATATCTTGATTAAAAAGAGAGGAGGTGCAGAAGAACCGAAGGGAAACTTTTTCAAGCGATTCTTTAATGCGTTTTGTGACAGCTTAGGAGTAAATTCAGAAGATGTCAGAAAGTCCATGGAAGATGAAGCAACATCATTTGATGATGTAATGAATGAAAAGAAGATCTACGACGTGAGGGACCAGATCTGGAATGCCTGCAACTCTCTGGAACAGTCGATCGTGTCAATCTTACTTGATAAAGAGTGTGAGGATAAACAGGCAGCAATCGCACAGAGCATTGATCAGTTTAAGGCATTTTCGGATGATGCATCCAAGTCTTGGATCAAATTAGAACGTGCAGCAACAGACAAAGAAGATACTGTTGTTGCGGATGATTTTGAGATCGCAAAAATGCAAGAGGTAATTGAAAAATCTTGCGATCCTGAAACTATTAACAAAGAAAAAGAAGAAAAGGAGAATGAAATGGCATTTGATATTTCAAATATGACAGAGGAAGAAAAGAAAGAAGCATTAAAAGCATTACAGGATGATGCAAATGCAAAAAAAGAGGATACTGCAAAAAGAGCTGATATTGATGGACAGGTTCAGGAAGCAGTGAATAAAGCAATGGAAGGTGTTACAAAGGACTTCACTTCTATGATGAAGAAGATCATGGAACCAATCCAGAAGAGAGCAGAGGAAGCAGAACAGAAGTCCTTAGAAGAAGTTGCTAAGAAGTATGAACTCTTAGGAACAAAAGCAGAGGAATTAGTGCCAGTTCTGAAATCCATGAAAGCAACATCCGATGAAGCGTATAACAACTTCATTGCATCCATGGATAACAACCTTGCGGTAATTCAGAAATCAGGTCTGTTTGAGGAAATCGGTAAATCTGGTGGAGCTCACACAGGAAATGACGATACAGAAGGTGTTGCAAAGATGAACGCAAAGGTAGCAGAGATCAAAAAGTCTATGCCAAACCTTACTGATGCACAGGCACAGGATATCGTTATGCAGAATGATCCTGAATTAAGAGCAATGTTCGATAAATAAGAAAGGAGGTACAGAGAAGATGGCAAACAGAACATATGAATACAATCCAACTGGTGGAAGTCCAGTGATCAATGTTACAGCTGGAGCAGAACTCAAAACAGCCGTAGCGGTTTTATTAACAAAAGATGGAGCAAAAATTCCTGAAGCCGGAAAGGAAGCAACAGGAATTGTGCTTCTTGGAGATGAAACAGTAGCCAAAGGCGATGATATTACTGTTCAGATCAGAAATCAGGGCATGTGGGCAGCTGGTGCAAAGATTGAGGCTGGAGATTTCCTTGCTGTTGATGCAGAGGGATTATGCCAGAAGGCAACAACAGGGCAGTACATCTTAGCTATGGCACTGACACCAGCGACAGCAAAAGGAGACATCGTAAACGTTGCGATCATCCATGCTGGATATGAAGCGTAAATAAAGGAGGAATGAAATAAATGAACACAGGACATAACAACGCAGCAGCAATCGCAGTTGATATTGCGAAAGGCTGGAGACCAAACTATTATTTAACCAATATGGCAATGAGCTATTTTCAGGCACCTGGAATGAATGTTGCTCCAAGCATCTTTCCAATTCTTCCAGTACATGCAAGCACTGGAAGCTACTATATCTTCAACAAAGAAGAGATCGCGAAAGACCAGGTAAAGAGAAAGCCTAAGTTCGGATCAGTAGATCCGGCTGTATTCTCTCATTCAGATGATACTTACAAATGTGAGGTAGATCAGATCATCGTCGGAGTAGATAACATCACAGCTCTGGATTACCAGAGAACTGGAGCACCAGCAACGATTGATCCGAGACGTGCAAAGGTAAAACAGGTTTCAGAACAGATGAATCTGCACCTTGATATGGTCTTTGCAAACAAGTTTTTCAATGCTGACGCATGGGCAAATGTTAAGACAGGAGAAGCAACAGCTTCAACATCTAAACAGTTTGTGCATTTTGATGATGCAAACGCGGACATCGTAGGTCAGTTTGATGAGATGAAGAAAGAAATCCTTTTAAACGGACGTAGAATGCCTAACAAATTATGCTTAGGATACAGATCGTATAAGGCAATCAAAAATCATCCGCAGTTCTTAGAAAGAGTTACAGGTTCAGGGTCAACACCGAATCCAGCACTTGTTAACGAACAGGTAATTGCAGCGGTACTTGGTCTGGAAGAAGTAAAAGTTCTGTATGCAACATATAATGCAGCAGAGATTGGTCAGAAAGCCGATATGAAATTTGTCTTCGACGATAACAGTGCATTATTAACTTATGCACCGAAAGAAGTAGATCTTGAAGAACCATCTGCCGGATATATTTATACATGGGATATGCTAGGAAACGGTCAATGGATGGCTACATCACAGTATGATGGACCAGGAGGAACACATTCAGAGTTCATCGAAGGGCTTATGGCAACGGATATGAAGAAAACTTCCGATGACCTTGCAACTTTCTTAACAGGATGTGTATCCAAGTAGGAGGTGCTTTATATGAATTATGTTGCATTAAAACCAGTAAACTTTGGTGGAAAGCAGTATAAGATCGGAGAGACTATTCCAGAGGGTGTCGTAGATGAACGACGCTCTCTCTTTTTAAAGAAGTCTGGACACATTGCAGAAGTAGCGAGCGTAAATGGAGCGTATGCAGAGGATTTGAATGTTAACCCTAACACTTTATCAATTCCTTTATTACAATCTAAGCACGAGCTTGCAGTGAACGCACAGCAGTTATTACAGTTCTTTGCCACAATTCAGAAAACAATGGAAGAGGCAAAAATTGAGATTGCGACCATGACAGAGGAAGATACACCGATCTTACAGCTGTTACATGAGATTGATTCCAGAAAAGGAATTAAGGCAGCAGTTGAAACAAGACTTGCTGATCTTTCCGTTGATACTGATATTAATCAGGAATCAGAAGCAGTAGAAGAAACCGAAGAACCAGCAGAACAGCCGGAAGGTGGCGAGGAGAATGACGTATAACTATTTTCCAGATGAGATCAATACAAATGATGTTATGAAGATGCGGTTCGAATTGGCGGATACTGATGTATCAAAGGATGAAATGTCAGCTGCACTTTCCGATGAAGAGATCACAGCTGTATTAGAGCAGTATCCGGACAATTTTAAGATGGCAAAACTGAAATTGCTAGAACATATGATGTTCAAATACGGACAGGACGTAGACAACAGTGTTGGTCCTGTCTCTTTTAATTTTGGTAATCGAATGAATTTCTGGAAACAGCTTTATGATGATTTGAAAAAAGAAATTGCATCTTCCAGTGTTGGAATCAAGCCGTATGAGAATGAAAAACGAGAGTATTTTTACGTTGGAATGATGAATCATCCTGGAGGTGGACGCTTTTGAAAATGACATCAATCGGTAGACCATATCAATATATGCAGTCTTTCCGTGTTTACTGGCAGGATACAGAAGTCATGGACGATGGCATGGTTGTAAAGGGCGATGAAAAAGAAGCCCCTGATGCGATCATAGACGGTATACTAGCCGAAGCAGATATGAAGACAATGGAAATCTGGAAACAAAACCAGACTCCGATCAGTCATACGATTGTGTCTTACCATCCAGTGGTTAAGCTAAGTAAGAACGATGTGTTACTGCTTGGCGATGATCCGTGCCATGATCGTAAGTTTATCGTGAAGGGTACAAAAGATCCAGCTGGAACAGGGCAGTTTTCCATCTATTATGTATTAGAAAGAAGTGATACAGATGGGCGTAGAAGCTGAATTTCAAGCATGTGCAAAGAATCTTGATGAAAGTATCAAAAGAGAGATGATGCGAAAGGGTGCAATGGCAACAAACACCCTTAGAAATATTGAGATCGAAGTATTGTCGAAAGGCGGTTCTGGAAAGAAATACAAACGGCTTCCGAATAGATCATCCGCACCGGGAGAAACACCAGCACCACAGTCTGGAAAGTTACGTCAGGACTGGGATGATCAAACTCTGATTGAAGGAGATCAAGTTACAAGCCGGATAAAAAGTAATTCAAAACACGCTGAATGGCTGGAAGGTGGCACAAAAAAGATGGCAAAACGACCATTTATTGATCCAATTAAGAAGAAAGCAGAGCCGGAGATTGTAAAGATCTTCGGTTCAGATTTTGAGGTAACTCTATGAAAGAAATAATTTTCAAGTACTTAAAAAGACTGAATATTAACGGATTGGCTACGTTCAAAAATGGACCAGCAATATTTTTGGATCAGGCACCTGATGATTCTGATTCAAGGTGGGATGGTTCGCAGTATGGGCGTATCATCTATGGGCTGAATCTGAAAGATGATTCAGAGCGTAAGGTTTCTGGAACGATGGAGATTGCAATAGCGTATCTGTTTAATAATCAAGGATATAAGAACTTGCTTGAAGCGAAGAAGATCCTGAAAAAAGCGTTTGAAGGAGTTTTCTTGACCGATGAAGATACAACGATTTCTCTTGTATGGAGAAAGTCAGAATCATTTCAGGAAGCAATCGAAGGGCAAATGGATGTAGAAGTATGTGGATCAGTGTTGACATTCGATGCATATGCTTTTCCAAAACATTCATACCTTCCGCTGGATGCAGTCGGTTCTTTGGCAAAGCACATTGATGAGAACTGGAACGTGACAGTGATCAATAACACGGAACTTGACGAAATCTGGAAGCCGGATGATGAAGAAGTGGTTGTTTATACTAGACTGGATTCTATGCAGCCAGGAACGTTCCCATCGACATATGCTTGTACATGGTTTACAAACAACATCAAGGTACATGTGATCTCCGGATCGGATGTAAATGCTGATCAGTTTGTTATGAACTTGCTGCAAGATTTACAGGAAAGAGAGCGGTTCGTTATGAATGATGGATCGCCGTTTTTTGTAAATCAGCTGGCATACAGCACGAAACTTGATCCATTAAAAGATGGACAGGTAACGGTAAGAGGTCAGTACGGAAAGCTACGAGATGTTGAAACAGTCGATGAATTAAAGACAATTACGATAAGTTAGGAGGAAACAATGGCAGAAAAGAAAGACGAAACAAAAACAGTGCCAGAAGTTACTTATACTGTGGATGAATATGCAGAAAATCCACAGGTGTTAGGAGTATCACAAGATATTATCCGAACAGCATTTGCAAGGGCAGGTGTTAAAGAAGCAACGCAGAGCACAGCAAAGAAACTTGTAGATACATTTAAGAAGAAGGAGGTATAAGAACTTGTCCGGATTATTTTTAAAAGGCGAGAAAAAGGAAAGAGCTGGAGTTTATCGCAGACATGAGCAGATCACAAATAATGGTGTAGCATCCGCAATGAACGGAGTTTTCTGTATTCCGGTTCATGCAGATTTTGGTCCAGTTGGAGAGATTCAGAAGATCACATCAAAGAGTGATCTTCTTTCACTTTATATGGAGAGTGGAACGATCGATGCAGCGGTAAAACTGTTTGATGCAGGTGCTAACACGGTATATCTTTACCGTCTTGGAACTGGTGGTAAAGAAGGAAGCCTGTCCTTACAGACAACCACAGCCACAAATGCAGTTACATTAAAGACAAAATATCCAACCGCTTTGAAATTCTCCGTAACTGTAAAACAGAAATTAGGAGATGAAACGACAAAAGAGTGTTCCGTTTACAATGGGGCAACACTTGTTGAGAAAGTAAGCTTTATCGCTGGTGCGGATGTAAATGAGGCTGCAAATCTGGTGGAAGCAATGAAAGACAGCAAGTATTTATCCGCAGAACTTGTTTCTGGAGCATCCGGGATCATGCAGACGGTTGCACAGCAGGCTTTGGCTGGTGGATCAGCACCGGCAGTCACAACAGAAGATTACAGCAATGCGTTTAATGCATTCGAAACTTATGCTTGGAATGTACTGGTGCTTGATACAGTTGAAGAAGATGTTAAAGCATTAGCGAAGACATACATGGAAAGAATCCATTCAAACGGTGCATTGGGTGTTTGCGTACTTGGAGAAGCGGCAGGAAAGTCACTTGCTACAAGAAAAACGAATGCAAAATCCTATAACGCACCATATTTTATTTACTGCGGTAGCGGATATTATAATACTGCCGGAGATAGGGTGGAAGGATACCTTGCGGCAGCAGTTCAGGCAGGTGTGATTGGATGCAAAGATTCAAGTACATCAATTGTACATACAGAGATTCCAGATGCGGAGTCATGCATTGAACAGCTGACGAATGAACAATATGTCGATGCGATCAAATCTGGATTGCTTCTTTTGTCAGAAGGACAGGAAGGACAGGTCTGGTTTGATTCAGGAGTGAACACATATACAGTTCTGGATGAGGACGATGACGAAGGATGGAAGAAGATCAAACGTACAGCTGTCCGTTATGAAGCTTTTGACCGTATCAATCGTACATTAGAACCATTGATCGGTAAGATCAGCAACAATGCAGCAGGCGTTGATAATGTAATTCAGGAAGCTAAAAAAGTACTGGCTGAAATGAACAGAGAAGGAAAGATCTTAGATACTTACGAATTTTATGAGGATACAGAAAATCCACATGCAGCGGATTATGCATACTTTATTATCCGCATTGATGACGTTGACAGCATGGAAAAGATCTACTTAACATATCAGTTCCAGTATATCGCACAGTAGGAGGTGTTATATAGATGAGTGGAAAAGGTTTTGATACTAGAAAGCTGATGACAGGAAAAGACGGAAAGCTTTTTATTACACTGGATGGAGTCTCCATCTGGTTTGCATCCGTGGAAGAGTTTACAATCGGAATGAATTTTTCAAACGTAGATTTCCATCCGGCAGGAGATGTACAGACATATGGAGTTCCAGACAGTGTTAAATTTACAGCATCGTTCACTGAAGCTGTAGTAAGAGATGATCTGACGATCGTACCAATGCTGGAAGCGATTAAAAATGGGAAAATTCCTACATTCAGTTTACAGGGCGGTGTTACAGAACCACTTGCTGGTGGAGAAAGCAAATATCTGTTAGATGAATGTATTCCTGACGGAGATACAAACATTCTGGATGTAAAACCGGGAGAAATCATCAAGAGACAGTGCCAGTTTATTGTTAACAGCGTACCAGACTGTATTAAATCATTGGCAGCATAAAGAAAGGATAAGAAAATGGCAGAGAAGAAAACAAATATCAATGTAACAGAAGAAAATGAAATGGACCTTATCACTGGTCTGTTAAAGGCAGCAGAGTATAAAACAGAGGTAAGTCAGACATTAAATATTCAAAGAAACGGACAGAAATTGTTTAAATTCGATATTCGTCCATTATCCTTTGACGAGATCACGGATTGCAGAAAGAGAGCAACAACTTATATGCCAAATCCGGGTGGAGCATCACTTCCATTGATTGAGAAAAGCGTAAGCAATGCAGATTACATGGCATGGCAGATTTACATTGCAACAGTTCCAGAAAGTGATGGAACGAAATTCTGGGATAATCCAGCGTTGAAAGAAGGACTGAACAAAGCTGGTCACATGGTTATGACACAGGCAGAAATCATTAAGGAAATCCTTACAGCTGGAGAACTTGAAGCAGTCAGTGGACAGATTGAAGAATTATCCGGCAGTGGTACAAACGTTATTGATTATGCAAAAAACTAATTAAGTCCAGTCCGTTAGCTTCTCTGCTTGCAGAAAATTATCTACGGACTGGAATGTTGCCATCAAAAGCCCTTGATCTCCCAGAAGGAGAAAGGGCTTTTATTTTTGCAGCACTTATAACAGCTATGGAAGGAGGCGATGCATAAGTGGCAGATAAAGAAATCGTAATTGACGTTGTATCGAAGTATACAGACCATGCATCGCAAGGACTGAACCAGACCGGAAAAGATGCTGAAAAGGTTAGAAAAGAACTTGATGATCTAGGAAAGAAAAAGCCAAGGATTCATGTAGATGTAGACGATAAGGCAAATCCGAAGCTTGACAGAACACGAAAAGAAAGCGAAAGACTGGGCAAGGAAAGACCGAAAATCCAAGTGGGAGCAGACGATAAAGCAACTCCAAAAATTCGTAGAATTACATCGGCTGGGTTGAAGTTTGGAAAAATGTCTTTTACCGCAGCAGTTAAGATTAAAGACTTTGCAACAACCAAATTAAGTGATCTTAAAGCCAAGGTATTTAATGTCAAAAATGCCGTTGCTGGAGCATTTGCAGCGGTAGGGATTGGACAAACAATCAAAACGTCCATTGATCTGGAAGTGCAGCAGCAGAACTTGGAATCATCGTTCGAGGTATTACTTGGAAGTAAGAAGAAAGCCCAGAAGCGAATAGATGATCTGACGACGTTTGCTGGTAGTACCCCATTTACGAGGGATGAAATTTATCAGGCTTCTCGTACCTTACAGGTATTTACTGGAAATGCATTGTCAACTGGAAAAGGCTTAAAGATGGTTGGAGACGTAGCAGCCGGTACGAACTCCGAGTTTTCCGATGTAGCCTTATGGGTTGGACGTATGTATGACGGAATGAAGAACCACCAGACAATTGGAGAAGCTACCGCCGCATTACAGGAAATGGGTGCTATTTCTGGACAGGACAGAACAAAACTGGAAGCACTTGCAGCATCGAACAAGAAAATCAGCCAGACATGGCCGCAGGCTATGAAAGCTTTTCAGAAGTATGACGGATTGATGGAAAAGCAGAGCGATAACCTTGGAAACCTGATGCTAGGTGTCAAGTCATTTGTTACAAATAACGTATTTAAGAAGCTTGGAAAAGGTCTTGGAGATGGCATTTCTCCCGGACTTCGTAAGTTCCGTCAGTGGAGATCGGAGAACAAAGAACTGATTGCAGAAATGGGATCAGGGATTGAAAAGTTTTCGGCAGAGATTTCTGGGAAAGCCGTTGATGCAGTATCAAATTTAGCAGAAAAAGCCAATAAATTATTCCAAAGTGACAAGTTTAAAAATGCTTCAATCAGCGGAAAGATTAACATTGCATGGCAAGAGATGATCGGCGATCCATTTTCACAGTGGTGGGATTCCAGCGGAAGACCAGCGATCGTTAAGAAGATATCTGGTATAGGCAAGGATATCGTTAAAGCCGGAGGGAACTGGTTTAAAGAATCTATTAAGGATTTATTACCCGGTGGAGATAAAGCCGGAATAGAGGACTATCTTGCCGGTGCGTTGGCACTTAAGATAGGCTCAGGACTATTTAAAAAGGGAATGACTTTGACAGACCTGATCACTGGTGGTTCAGGTGGTTCTGGAAATCCTCTTGGAAGTTCTATTGGACTTATGAATGTATCAGCATCCGTTGTAAATGTGAACGGTGGGCTTGGCACTGGAAACGGTGGAAGTCCTGTCACACCAACTGGCAGTGGAACTACACCGAAGACAACACAGCCGACAGGACCAACAAGGACACCGGGTGGCTTATTTGGCTTGGGTGGATCTGGTGTTACATTGAAAAATGGAGAAACAGTTGCGGCTACTGGATGGAAAGCTTTTCTTGGAAATCTCGGAGTAAAACTTGGATCAGGAGCAGCAACAGCCGGCGGAGCAGCAACCGTTGGTGGGGCTTCATTGTTAGGTGGAGCTTTAGGAATTGCTGGTATTGGAAGTGCAGCAGGTAACTTTATCAACGCTGCGACATCAAAGAATAAAGCTACTAAGAAAAAAGAAAACTACAGAGGTGGTACGAAGCTTGGCATGGTCGGTGGTGGAGCAGCCGCCGGAGCTTTGGTTGGTTCAGCTGTTCCGATTGTTGGTACACTTGCCGGTGGATTGATTGGTGCCGGTGTTGGTGGATTTGCAGCACTGACAAAAGGTAACAAAGCAGGCGATCATATCCGAAAGAACATGGATAAGATCAAAAAAGAATCCGAAAAAAGTGCGAAATCTTGGAATGTAACATCGAAACAGGTAAAAGAAATTCAAAAGGGTCAAGAAAAGTACCTTGGAGATAATTACCTTAAAAATCGTAAGGAAGCACTAAAGGATAACAATTCATTAACTGCAAAATCGCAGAAATATTATTCTTACAATAAAGATTCCATACGAAAGATCCGTGAGAAATATGAGCCAGAATCCGAAAAGAAAAAAGATTGGTTAAGAAAATCAGTACAGAGTACATATAAAAAGCAAAACAAAGAACTGAAACTTGACTCAAAAATGAGCGGAACAATGGCACATACTGTTGGAGGTAAGAAAAATAAGAATCTGAATGTTGGACCAGACAAAGAGTATAATCAGCTGACTAATTCTGTTCAGAAAGCTTATGAGGAGAATAAGAAGAATACAAAGCAGACAAACGCTGGTTCTAAGAGTACGAAAGCCTTTTCTGGAGCAACAAGTTCTGCCGGTGGAAAAGTCAGTGGCTTAGGTGGAATGTCTGCAACAGCTGGTGGAAAATTAGGAACTATGGGATCAATGTCGCTTGCAGCTGGTGGTAATTTACAAAGTGCTGGAAGTTCCGCATTATCCCTTGCGAGTGCCTTAGCATCTGCCGCATCAACGATTGCATCCGCAGCAAGCACAACCGCCGCACAAGCAAATGCAATCAACAGTATTACGAGTGGAAGTTATCTGAATAACAGCGGTTCAAAATCTGGTAAAAAGACGTCTGGAAAGAAGACAACGACAAAACCAAAAGTACAGACAGCCTTACCGAAAAATGGAAAGTTCTTTCATAATGCGAAAGGTAGTCTGGTCAGAGGTCATATCGTTTCTGAATTAGGAGAAGAAGGAAACGAAATGGTAATTCCACTTTCTAGGCATAGAAGCCGTGCATTATCTCTCTGGAATCAAGCAGGACAGATTTTAGGCGTGACAAAGCATGCCAAAGGTGGACTTGTTGGGGGAACATCTGGATCAGGAAAAGCTTCGTCTGGTAGCAGTCAGCCAGTTATCAACGTTGGTGGTATTACGATCAGCGTTAATGCATCTGGAAATGACGGCATAGTTGATGCGATTAAAACCTCTAAAGGAGAGATCGCAGATGCTATTATGCAGGCAATCGCAGATGCAATCGGATCAACGACAACCAACAGAACAGCGGAGGTAATGTGATGGATATATATATTACTGGAAAAAATTCAAAAGGGAATGATCAGAAGATACAAATTCCGATCATTCCCGAAGAAATTGAATCATCAATCGAAGGGAAGTTTGCAGAGTATGATATCTATAAATTAGGTCAGGTCAGTATTCCAAACGGAAAAAATCTTTCGGAGTTAAGCTGGGAATGTTTTTTCCCCGGAGAAGCAAGAAAAGGCATGAAATTTGTTCGTGAGTGGACTGATCCGGAAACCTTGGATGCACTGATGAAATACTGGGCTAAATATGGGAAAGTGGTAAATATCTGCATTACAGGAACTAAGATCAATGTAGATATGCTTGTATCTGAATATGATTCAACAATCAAAAGCTTGAATGATTATTATTACACTGTAAGATTCGTTGATTATGAAAAAATAAGTGTTTCCTCAGCATCAACGAAAAGAAGTACAAAAACCACAAAGAAAAAGGTTACAGTCAAGAAAGGGCAGACCTTACGGAAACTTGCTAAAAAATATCTTGGATCCAGTAAAAAATACAAGGTTATTTATAACGCAAATAAGAAAATGATTGATGCAAGGAACAAAAAAGAACGCAAGAAACATCCAAAGAAAAAGATCAGCAAGTACACGATCTATAAAGGACAGGTGCTTGTGATCCCTGTTCCAAGCAGTAAATTGGTTTCTAATTCCAAAGTTGAGGAATTAAAGAAAGCAATGAATAAAGATGGCTACTCGAAGCTGAAAGTAGATAAAAAACTGACATCTTCGATGAAATCAGCCATGAAAAAAATCACAATTCGGACCGGAAGAAAAGGGCAAGTCGTAAAATTTGTGCAAAAAATGGTAGGAGTTAAACAGGATGGTACTTGTGGATCTAAGACAGTATCAGCAATAAAAACTTACCAACGAAAGCATAAATTGACAGTAACCGGTGTCGCTGATTATAAAACACTGTTAAAAATGATAGGAGGATAGGAAGATATGCCGAGTTTAGGAAATCCACTGTATAAAGCGGTTGTAAAGACAACATCAGGGCAAGAATATGATCTATACAAGCTGAAAGTTATACTGGACTTGACAATATCTGATGATCCTGATTCGCTGGCAAAGGAAGTCAGCTTAACAGTAATGAACGCTGCGAAAAATGGTGTAACACTTGCGACATTGATTCAGCCATCAGATCGATTATACATATATGCGAATGTTGGACATGGAGATTTTGAAGTATTTCGAGGCGTGATCTGGGATCGAGACAGGGTTACCGATACAGAAAAAAAGGTAACATTTACAGCCTATGATTACTTGATTTATATGATGAAATCCCAAGACTATTTTTATTATAAAAAAGGTCTCAGCACAAAGGAAATTGTAAAAAGAATCTGTACGGCATGGAAGTTGAAACTGAAATACAGTTACGGATCAATCAAAAACAAAAGGATCAAACCAGTGCAAAAGAACATTGGAGATATGATCGTATATGTGTTGAACAAAGCGAAAAGTAAACTTTCCAGCCGATATATTTTTACGATTGAAGGAACTACAGTGATTGTCAAGTATGCAAATACTAATACAACGATTTATAAGATTGAGGAAGGAAAGAATGTAATCTCCATAGAGATAAAAGAGACAATGGATGATATCGTTACAAAGATAAAGATCTACGGAGAAGCTAAGAAAAAGTCAATCCCTAAACTTGCATCAGTATCTAAGAATACATCGAAGTTTGGTACGATCCAAGAAGTCATGGATAAAGACAAGAAGGAGAAACTTTCAAAAATAAAGAAACAAGCACAAAAGAAATTGAAGAGCAGTGCAAAGGTCAAGTATGAATATATAGTAACGGCGATCAGTAATCCGAAGATAAAACGTGGAGACACCGTTTACGTTGGATGTGGTACCGCTGGACTTAAAGGAAATAAAACAGTAAAAAGTATTACACATGACTGTGTGGCTGGTACGATGGACGTTGTTTTTTACTAAAGGAGAGTTCTATGCAGAGAAATGGAAGAAAAAATTTTATCCGGGCGATCGAACAGATTTCAAAAGGAAACCAAAGTGCAGCGGATGTTGTTGCAGAACTTGGAACTATGAAAGACGGAGGGATTCTTCCTGACTCTTATCCAGAAGGTGCAGAACCAGATGACGATTTTTTGATGTTATCTGATGCAAAAGTAAGTGATGGCGATCGAGTATTACTGATCTGGACAGATGCAGAGGAAATCGTTGTAATCGGTAAAGTGGAAGGAGATGAAGAAGATGCCGGATAATCTTTTCCCAGAGGAATATGAAAACGAAGAAGAATATTTTGAAGATGAAGAGAACGAAGGAACTGAGGAAGAAAATACAGAAGAAGAGGAAGATGCAGGTTATAAACCCAGCATCTTTTTTGATTTTGATACTGGAGACTTTGTCGTAAATCACGATGGAAAATTAAAAGAAGCCTCGGGATTTGAAGCTTGGATGCAGTGGTGTCAGAAAACATTAATGACACAACGATATGCACATGAGGGATATTCTACGGATATAGGGATTGACTATGAAAGTGCATTAAAAGCTGACAGTAGAGAAGAAGCAGAAAGCATCTTGCAGAGGGAGATAGAAGAAGCGTTAATGGCTGATCCGTCAGAGAGGACTCTGTATGTTGGAAATATTACTTTTGAATGGGCAGCAGATGATTGTCTTGTAACAGTACAGGTGCAGGGCATTGATGGAGATATAGAAATACAGACACAATTTGAAAGTGGGGTGGTCTAATATGGCATTGGAAGCAGAAGAACTAGAATTGCCAGATTTCTTGAACAATTCGAGTGAAGAAGAAATTCATGAAAAAATGCTTGGTAACCTTCCAGAAGATATTGATAAATCAGAGGGCGGTTTTCCTTGGGATTTTACACGTCCAACAGCGATTGAAATAGCAGAGCTAAAAGAATACGTGCTTGTGGAAGTATTGAAAAGTCTTTCGCCGGCGACTTGTGAAGAGTCTTATATATTGGATTACCATGCTGATGGAAGAGGTCTTGTACGAAGGGAATCGGTAAATGCTTCAGGATATGTTACTGTTACGGCAAAAGCTGGTCTTGTTATTCCTTTAGGATATGGTTTTTCTACAGAAGCAGATGACGAAGGGAATACGATAGATTTTGTAACGACTGAGGAAGTTACGGTCGATTCTCTTGGAAATGCAAAGATTACAATTGAAGCAGCAGAAGGAGGATCTGCAAGCAATGTTGGAGTAAATACGATCGTATTACATACTGGAGATGAGACAGGGGAACTGCTCGATGAAATAATTTCTGTTACAAATGAGGAAGCTGTAACAGGAGGTTTGGATGAAGAGGATGATGATACTTTAAGAGAACGAATCGTTGAGTATGATCGAAGCCATGACATTTCCTATGTTGGGAATGTGGCAGACTATAAACGATGGGCATTGTCAGTTCCCGGTGTTGGTGCAGTTACTGTGATACCAGCAAAGGATGACTCTGGAACAATCAAGATCATCTTAATGGATCAGAACGGAGTACCAGCATCGAAGCAGATTCAAGATGCTGTATATAATTATATCATGCGTCCAGACAGTGAAGCAGATCGTTTAGCACCGCCAAATGCAGTTTTAGAGATAAGTGCTCCGGAGACAGTAATAGTTAATATATCAGCTGTTGTTTATTTGAGAGAAGCAGAAATTGGCAATGTGCAGAATGATTTTAAAACCGCATTTCAGACATATTTGCTAAATGTTTCATCAAATGATAGTGCGGTTAGAATATCAGCGATCAACAGTATCCTTGGGGCTGTATCAGGTGTCTATGATTATGACAGTGTACAAATCAATGGAGCGTCAAAAAATGTAGATCTTGAATCTGGTCAAATGCCAGTTCTTGGAACAGTGAAAATAACGGAGGGATAATACTATGTGGTATAAAACAGACCTTATGGAGCAAATCCTGACGAGTAAAAGTGCAAAACAAATGATTGACTATGTATCGCCGGTTTATGGAAAATCAAGAATCGGACTTTGGCTGTTCCAAGTAATCGGATTGGAGTTAGACGATGTAAAAACAATATGTGAAGACATAATCGACCAGATATTTGTGAATCGTGCTACGTGGGGGCTTTCTATATGGGAAAAAGAATATGGAATAACACCACTTCCGGATCAGACGATAGAGCAGAGGAGAGCACAGATTTCGCAAATGAGGGTAAAAAAGCCTTTAAACCCTACAAGGTTTGAAAAGATCATAGAAGCTTTGAGTGGCGTAGAAACAAAGTTCATAGAAAATACAGCAAAAAATACATTTCAGGTCAATCTTTATGGCGTAGTAAATAATTATGATGAAGTAGTAAGAAGAATTGATAAATTGAAGCCAGCACATTTATTGTGTGATATCCGTATCTCAGATGTTATGGAATCAGAAACGGCATTGAATTATGCGATTGTTTCAGGATCTTGTGAATATTCTTCTTCGATCGTTAGTGAGGTATAAAATCATGTGGGAAAATACAGTAATTACAAATGCAGGTATTGAATTATTAAAGAATGCCTTAAGCGGAGGAACAATAACAGTAACAGCGATCAAGTCTGGTGCTGGTAAAGTTGACGTTAGTGCTTTGAAAAGTCAGACGGCGGTATCATCAATTAAGCAGTCTGGAACAGTACAGGGCGTGACAAAAACAAACGAAACAATCAAGATAGGAGTATTGTTTTCAAACGCTGGTTTATCTGCCGGATACAGCATGACACAGCTTGGAATTTATGCAAAAGGATCAACCGGAAGTGAAGTGTTGTTTGCGATTTCTCAAAGTACAACAGGGAAAGAAGTTCCGGCAGAATCGGCTATGCCGTCATGGTCGTTAGTACATAATTTTTACATCAAGCTTAATAATGATGTAAAAATGACAGCAACGGTTGATCCAGAAGGGTACGTTACATTTGAAACTATGCAGACAGCGTTAAATACGCATACAGGAAACAAGAGCAACCCTCATAGTGTTACTAAGTCGCAAGTAGGCTTAGGGAACGTTCCGAACGTAGCGACAAATGATCAGACACCGACATATTCAGATACAACAACTCTTGTGACTTTATCAAGTGGCGAGAAAATATCTATTGCATTTGCAAAGATTAAACTTGCAATTACAACTCTGATTAATCATCTTGCGAATAAAAGTAATCCTCACGGAGTTACCAAAAGCCAAGTTGGATTAGGCAATGTGGAGAATAAAAGCAGTGCTACAATCCGTGGAGAATTAACCAAAGGTAATGTAACGACAGCCCTTGGATTTACGCCAGCAAATCAGACTGACATGACGAATGCACAGGATGCTATTACGCAGCTAAATTCTGA